AATGCTGCGATAGCAGAGGACTGGCCCTCAGTTAAGGGAGCTAGGTCTGCTATGTACGGTTGACAAATGCTCATTGTGTGGTAGAATGACCACATCTTAGCATGACTAATGGCACCAGACAGACACGATATACCATTCTTAGGGGATTTCTATACTAAAAGCGAAGTCGATGAGATGGTTGCTGCTGCTCTTGAGGAGGCAAGGAAGATAGATGAAGCATCGATGCGTAAGCACAATAGAGATGCTACAATTATAAGTATGATCTTAGGATTTATATGCCTTGCTTTATTTGTAGATGGACTGCTTAGAATCCTTGGCATCATCCCACCCTTTATGGACTTGGATGTGAACGTCATTGATGATATAATAGATAGGGTTGAACAGGACGTGATGCCCTTGGTACAAAAAATACCAAGGATATGATTGTCGTTAATGGTGAGACGATAAGAATATTTTTTATATTCTTACTTACTATAATATGGATCATATTGCTGACTGATACAGCCTTGAGAAGTTTACCTGATGAAGATGAGTAAAAAGAAGAGACACCAAGTGAAGAGCAGGTTCTATTACCTGTTTTGGGGTGCCGCTACTGTGAGTGTTTTCGCAGGGCAGCTATACGTTGGTACAGGGTATCGTAAGATGTCTGACAGTATCAATGACCTTATTAAAGCACCAATTATACTAGAGGGGTGGCTTGGTGACCCCAAATTTACTGGACCCCCATATGGAGTTATTGAATTATGAATACATTTGCTGCTGCAGCACTAGACCTCAATGAGGCATGGAACCTATCTTGGGAAGAAGGTATCCAATTTATACTTGTACTCACATTTATATACTGGCTTAAGAAGAGGATTGATCTTCATTTCGCACAAAGAACAGCGAAGGCCAAGGTACGCATCGGATCCGATGTAGTATACAAAGTTAAAATTGTGGAGGGTGAGGTAAAATAATGCCAGTTTACCAGGACTATGAAATTCGTATTAACTTGAATGAGTTGATCGAAAAACGTATCCCTTGTTGTGATTTACTACACCCTGATCGCTGTCTAACAGAGAAGCAGGTAGCTGAGATCGCACACGATATAAGGATGGATCTCGACCTACATCCTATATTTCATCAAGTCGATGAACATATTATGAAGTATGTTAATGCCGCTGGCATAGATAACAAGGAACACTGGGTAGAACCAAAACTAAAGGATCTCTAATGGACTGGACAGACGAAGAGATGAAATTACGTCAAAACGTACTAAGGATCTTAATGGGCAACTTCCCTTCAGATAAACCACAATTCATTTATGATTGTGCTGACGAGTGGTGTGCCAAGCATAAGATCACTAGCGGTGTTAAAAAACACTACGAAGTGTACTACAGGCGAAATTGAACTTTTCGTTTCAAAAAAAGGCGAAAAAAAACTTCGGATATTTTTTCTCCACAGGGTTGAGCTATAAATAAACTACTTACTTAAAGAAAATGCAAAAAATTGTCAACATCATTTCTATTGCGTCTGGCGTTGTATCTCTTGCCGTTGTTGGCACTGGGTTATATGTATATGTCAACCGAGGTGCAATTATTGATAACGTCAAGTCTCAAGCTATTGAAGCAGCTTTGGGATCACTTGGCGGTGCTGTAGGTGGAGCGTTACCTGATGTAACAGGTGGTGTAGTTCCAAAAACAGCAAATCCATCAGCAGCTGGTCCAACGGTTCCTAAGTTCTAAATAGCCCAGATACAGGGTTATTATGGCTGAAGAAATTAAAGAAGAGAAGAAGGCACCGAAAGGTGTCTTTGGTAAATTAAAAGATAAGCTTATTCCCGACCAGGACGAACAAGCACAAATCATTAGTACATTTGTACGTTTAGGCGTACTTGTGTGGTCCGGCGGGATATTGACTCTTAATTATGTGTCAATTCCAGGAGTACCGCAACAAAAAATAGATCCGACTTTTATAGCCTCTGTTTTTACAGGAGTTTTAGCTAGCTTTGGGATTCAGACTGCTTCTAAGAAGGGTGATGGTACTATGAAGATGAATGGTAACGGTGCTCCAGGGCAAGTTACTAAGAAAGAGATGGAGGAACTACTGGCAAAGTCTAGTGGTGGACCTGTTCAAACAATTAGAATTGAGCAAGCACCTCTGAAGATTACAACTGATACTAAACCTGAGGAACCTTATAAGTTATAATGGGATTTGCACTTGAGATAAAAGAGGGTACTAAAACCTCTCATACGATGGCCGAAAACACTGGGTTCGTTAAGAACTTCCTTAAAGGTGTGATCAGCGAAGATAGTTACAAGACTCTTGTGGCAGACTTCTACTTTGTTTATAGAGCATTAGAGGAAGAATGCGACAAGCATAGAGACCACCCTGTTCTCGGTCCTATATTATCTGACAAACTTAAGAGAACTAATTCACTTGAACAAGACCTTAGATACTTCTATGGTCCTGTTTGGAGATCCATTGTACAACCATCGGAGTCATGCCAAAAGTATGTTAATCGCATACGAGAGGTAGAACCAGAACTATTAGTAGGACACCACTACACACGTTACCTAGGTGACCTGTCTGGTGGACAGATCCTCTATAACATTGCTAGTAAGGCACTTAACCTAACTGATGATGGTCTTAAGTTCTATGACTTCCCTCAGATATCAGACAAGAAAGAGTTTAAGACCAAGTACCGTGAGGCATTGGATAATTTACCTATTGATGACGATAAGAAGAACATGATTATAACTGAAGCTAACTATGCTTTCCAACTTAACATGCTCGTGTTTGAGGAGATTCAAGGTAACAGTGTTGGAGGATTCCTCAAATATATTCTTGGATTGGTCTTACCTAACAGAGGGTAAAGTACCTATTGTCCTGGTATCTAAATAATGGTAGATTTAAGGAGAAGAGATGATCTGAGTCTTCTTCGTTATGGATGTTACAAAACTGGAGAGTGTTAAATGCACAATCTTATGTCCCAAAACCAACTAGGCAGTTGGACTATCAATGATAGTAGTATCGGATTACACGGTCACCCGACCAAAATAGAGAAGATCAACGATTATTACGAATGCCTTATTGAAGCAGGGACAAACAAGTCAAGTAAACGTATCTGCAAACAGCTTATGATTGAAAATTAGGTCAATGTGGGGGTTTAAACACCCCCATTTTTAATGAGTACTTATACTTGTATAATTATATGTGTACTTCGTCTTCGCTGACCATGGAGAGGAACAACATTCGAGATGAGATTATGTGGTGGATGTCTAGAATTACAGTAATGCTAGTGTCTTTGGCACTATCGTTTACATTAGCAGCACAAGCATATGCCGCCGAGATCCTGATGGGGTCGGGCGGTAATTTAGTTTTTAGTCCTAGCGAGATTACAATCTCAGCAGGTGAAACAATTACGTTCACGAACGGAGATCTACCACCGCATAATATGCAGGTAGAAGATCACCCAGAACTATCCCATGGGGACTTAGCGTTCTCTGCTGGTGATAGTTTCGACGTTACCTTTTCCGATCCAGGAGATTACAACATACAATGTGATCCTCATTCTGGTGCTGGTATGAAGGGTGTGATACATGTCACATAGTTATACTAACCCCTCTAAGAAGCAAGACCTTGCTCACTTAGAGGCAAATGTTGAGGAGGGAGTGGATGAACATGGGTTTAGTAAAAGAAAACCTATCAGTGATCGAGAGTGTATTTACAAATGTTTAGACAATAATAGAGCACTTGCTGGTCTTGATAGGAAACAAGTAGAGAGGTTAGCTAAGCAGTTTGAGACGATGAGCGATGATACGAAGGTGGAATCCGAATATCCCCCGTTGTAACTGAGTTTCATTCTCAATAAGGGGTTGCTTTTTGCGAAAAGATGTGCTATATATTAAGTGTAACTTTAATTACGATATGGCGTATACTATTACTCTTCGCAACCCTGATGGTGCTGAAGAAAAGCTCTCAGTTGAATCAGATCAGTACATTTTAGATGCTGCTGAGGAGGCAGGTATCGACTTACCCTCATCATGTAAGGCAGGTGCTTGTTCATCATGTGCTGGTAAGGTCTTAGAAGGATCAGTTAATAATGAGGAGCAATCCTTTTTGGATGATGAGCAGATGGAAGCAGGATGGACTCTTTTATGTGTCGCAATGCCTGAGTCGGACTGTGTTATACTTACAGAACAAGAAGAGAATATCATTTGAGCACTAGATATAAAGAAGTAGGAGTTGACATCGAGGCGGGTAACGCTTTCGTTGATCAACTCAAACAGAAAGCACCTGCTATTGGTGGGTTTGGTGGTATGTTTAAGGTACCTACTGGGTATGAGAAACCTATCTTGGTTTCTGGTGCCGATGGTGTAGGTACTAAGATAAACATATCACGACTCGCTGGTGACTATAGTACTATAGGTATTGACCTTGTTGCTATGTGTGTCAATGATGTGATTTGTTGTGGTGCTAAACCATTATACTTCTTAGATTATATCTCAACCCAGAAGATAGATGATCGATTGGATAAGATCATGGAAGGTATCATTAAGGGATGTGAGATAGCAGGTATAGAACTCATAGGTGGTGAGACTGCTGAACATGGTAGATTTGCCAAGGATATTGATCTTGCTGGTTTTTGTACAGGTATAGTAGAAGAGGATAAGATAATAGATGGGAGTCGTATTAAACCTGGCGATAAGATTATTGGTATAGAGAGTAGTGGTTTACATAGTAATGGGTACAGTCTTATCAATGATATGTTACTGTCGTCTAAAATATGGTGCGTTACTGATGAGTTGATGGCACCTACTAGAATCTACGCAAAAGAGATTGCTAAGTTATTGGAACCAAAGTTTGTTCACAAGCATCCCAACTTCCTAACTAGGGAAGAGATTCCTATTCTTGGTATGGCACACATCACAGGCGGTGGACTTGAGGAGAATCTATCAAGGTGCTTACCCAAAGGGTTGACACTAGATATTGATTGGAACTCATGGACAATACCACCTATCTTTAATAAGGTTAGGGAAGTAGGTGAGGTACAGGATGAAGACATGAGAAAGATATTTAATATGGGTATCGGTTACTGTGTTGTTGTACCACCTGAGGCGGTTGATGATGTTATGTTACTAATAGATTATCCATCCCAAGTTATAGGAGAAGTATGTCAGACGTAGTATGGTCAATAAATATTATGCTAGTTATCCTACTCATTGGTGTAGGATACTCAATCTATTGGATCTTTAAATATGATGATTGGAATCCTAATCCTGTTCCTGATACCGACTCCAGTGTTAGCACTGTCGGACATACAGGAGAGTTATAATATATTAAATCATTGGCAAGAGATGATGTATGACTATCAGTTGAGGCAGAAGGAACCACAACCTGAACCTGAATATATAATAGACGATGCATTAAAGAATTATGGGTACAATGACCCCACCGAGTCGGAAGAGTTGTTACAACTTCCGAGTAGTATCGATTGATAAGGTACTAGACGGTGATACAATAGATGTAACGATTGATCTAGGATTTGATCTATTTAAAAAAGAACGTGTGAGGATAGCAGGTGTCGATACTCCAGAAAAAAGAACGAGGAACCTTGAGGAAAAAGCACTCGGCATTGATGCGACTGAATGGCTTAAAGACAAGCTCGAAGGTGCTATTAACGGTGACGATGACCTTATTATTAGGACTGAACTTGTTGGTGGGGTCGGTAAATATGGTCGTCTTCTTGGGTGGTGTTATATCGGGGACGCAACTGTGTCGCTTAACGAAATGATGATCGACCAAGGATATGCTCACGCATATGATGGAGGAACAAAAAATATGGATTTAGAGGTACT